AGCCGATACCTCCGAGCTTGGTTTCTACCTTGGTGCGGCCTACGTTCATAGCAACAGCGATAGCAGCGTAATCGTGTGTAGCGAGTGTGGCTGCATCACACTTGGCTTGTATTTCAGCTAGTGTAATCATGGTTAATGACCCGAATTACCGCTGGTGATTGTCCATGCCGTAATCGCCACGGGCTGACCTGATGTCGGCAAACCAATAGTCATATCAGCGCCCGACGTTCCAGCAGAGCCATCAAAAACTACTGTGCCTCCAGATGTCTTGACGCGATACCAAGTGGGCTGCACTGATGAACTTGCATTGACATTGGCAGGCAATGTCGGGCTGAGTACCGAGGGGAATGCAGCCGTTGCAGCACCTGCGAATGGTGTGCCTAGCGTAAATGGACCAGCCACCAGCGTGCCATCAGCCCCGGCTGTGCTGGAGGGCTGTACGCCAGAGTAGAGATAGAGTTCACCAGCATTACCAACGGTAGCAACAGTGGCTGCCAGTTGTGCTTGCATTGCTGCGATGGAATAGTTCAGTTTTGAGGCCATAGTGAGTCCTTATGTTAAGCAGGGTGGGTGAATAGTTAAGTTTTACTTCGCTTGAGTATGCATAGTTTCTCTTTCAAAGTGGTGGGGTCTTGCATAAATACCCCTCTAAGCTCTCATAAGCCCGACGCTCGAAGTCGTCATCTGGCGTGCAGGCAATCTCCGACTGCGCCTCTTCCATCGAGTCGTAGCCATTTGTTTCCATCACCCAGCCGATGCGCCGATCGACGTGAATTTGCACCTCGTAGCCGGTGTGATTTGTAGCGGTCATAACGTGACCTCCGCAATCTTTGTAGTCACGATCCTGCCATCGCAGTCGTGCTCCACATACATCAAGACTTGGTTTGCGCCGGTGAGGGGCCAGACAAGCCAGTTACCTTGGTCAAAGGGGCCAACAGGTGCACTTGTGCTATTCTGCGGCACACCGTCAACTCGGGTTTCTGTAGCATCACGCAAGATTCCGTTAGCCTTTGAAAAACTATCAAGTTGGACGAATCTACAAGCTCTATTCTTCTTTCCTGCTAGGTGGATAACAACACCACCGTCACCTTCTCGCCGGACAAGCGTTCCAGTCATTGTGACCACGGGAAAAAAGCTGTCGTAAACCCCGTAGACAAAGTGGCTCCCGGTCGTCGATGCTGGCGAAATAAAAACGCCGAACATCACCGCAAAAAGCAGCGTGAATTTCATGCTCCATACTTCGCGCACGATGAACCTCATTTGATGGCCCCCGATCTAATAAGCCAGCCAATGCCTGCGAGTGTGAGGACACCCACAAGCCAGGTCATGATACGCTTACCGATCCACATTGATGCCTCATTGCGGGTATGCCTAGATAGCTCAGTAAAGCCGGTTTCCCAGAATTCACGGATCAAATCCTTGTCCTGTAGTATGGCCCTGACAGCCCCTGCAACCTCGTCTCCAAGCTCGGATGTTGCTCGGCGATTGGTGAATTCTGATTCTGGCATTCTCGTTCCTGTTTAACTACGGTTTTAGTAGGGGGCAATTTAATGATCCAGTGCCCAGAAGATGATTAGGAAGTGACTGGAATTAAACATTCCTTTTAATCGCAATAATATCGCCAGAAGCAATGTTTGTCGGTGTGTACATTCTAATTTTATTAATCATCCCTAAGGCAGCCAGAGTTCCGTCAATAAACCAGTCCGAGCCGTAGAGCAAAGGTTGAAAGAAGGTCCCGCCACTTTTCTTTATGTATGCGTCAACTGGAGGCACCCTAGTTGCATCACTTCCAGCACCATCAACCAAGGTCGTCGGGAAATAGACAGTGGTGAAGGTTGGGTAGGTAGTTGCACCTACCGCTGTAAACGTATCCCACATCTTCATGCTGATATTGCTACCCTCATAAACAGAAAATGCCTTCGGGTCTAGTGTTTGGGCAGAACCTGAAACGGTTGCTGTCGAGTTAATCCACTCAATCTGCCCACCTGTCGGCATGGCACCGTTGAATAACTCATTGTTCTTATTGAAATGACAGTTTGATATTTTTACGCCGCGCTGGGCTATGGTTCCAGTTCCGTTTGTTTCAAACCTCAAACCGTAATTTGCGCCGAACGTGCAGTTCGATAGCTTGATGTCACTGGTAATAAAACTCGTTGTGTTTCCTACCGGGCCACTTGTTACAACCAATCCAAGTGTGGTATTTCCGCCTTGATAGTTATTCAATGAGATTCCATCAAAGCTAATATCACTCGCACCTTCAATGTAGGCCAATGCAACATCGTTTCCAACCCCGCTTATGTTGCTAAACCGCACTCTATTAGTCCCAAAGCCACAGCGCAATGAGTGCCGCTGACCCACCGCCACCGATTCGCCTTCGGACACCAGATTGGCGAAAACAAGGTCTTGACAAGCGTAGTTCGCATTTACTTGTGCCGCGTTACCGCTGAGAGAACCACCAATTACAGTCACCTGCTCACACGACGGAGACATACTGTGCCCACGCGTGTAAAAGTTTTTAACTTGTGTGTTTGAAAAATGGATATTCTTGACGTTGTAATACCCAACACGATCAAAATTCTCAAAATAACAGTTGGTGAAATAAATATCAGAAGTTGTACGTTTGTAGGCTACTGCTTGATCCAGTGTGTAGTCCGACACCTTACAGGCGTTTGATGCACTGAAGTACAAGCCAGCCCCATCACCTACATAGAAGTCCGAGCGTAGGTAGATGAATGCACCCATATCTACTGTGGGATATGAAAAAGCAACACATTGGACATTTTCAAAGAAAATACGCTTTGAACCGTGCGAGTCTAAAGGGGTAACTGATGACGTACCATCAATATAAATAGGCCCACCAACACGAACATTACTAATTGTGCAGTTAGTAATTCGGCAAGACCTAGAATCCAAAAAGTAAAACCCATTGTCGGATCGTAAATCTCCATCTAATGTAGAAGCTGTCTGCCCCATGTCTAAGTCAACACCATCCCAATTAACCCGATCTGCATTTGTAAAATCTAAAACAGTGTTAATTGCAACACCTGATTGGCACCGTATTACCCCCGTCCCCTCGACGTTTCCAGTCCATGATGCAAAAGATAATCCTGATGAGATCAAGTATGTCTCATTTGGAAATACCAGCGTGGAGCCTAATGCCGCAGTAATCGCCAAATTAATCGCTGCTGTATCATCTGTCACTCCATCACCAACAGCCCCATAATCTTTCACACTCACAATCCCCCGCGTAGGATCAATCACCAGATCATCTAGACGATCAGCAGGGGAGAGGGTGACGGAACCACCGGAAGTGGTGCGTAGTTTTAAATTAGCTGTCATTATGCGACCCTCACTTTTACTGCACTTGCTGTGCGATAGAACGACCCAATAGCCACACCACCAGCAGCAGCAGCGGTATCATCTGCATAGTCAACCAATCCAGTATTAGGGAGCCGACCAATCTCCGTCTGAGTCCCATCCACTGTACCCTTGCTGAATACCAAATCGCCTGTTGTCTGGTCATTGGCAATGACGATGTTCTTGGTAGTGTCAAGTGTGTTACTGCCGAACTGTGCTTGGTTGTTGTTGAATTTCATGCGATGACCCAGGTTGAGCCGACGGGGACTGTTACAGCGACGTCGGGCGCGATAGTGATTGGACCTACGGAGAAAGCATTTTTGCCTTCATGGATGGTATAACTGGCCGCTGCAATAACGTCATTCTCATACAGAAAGGACGTCGCTGCGCCGCCGTTCAGTGTTGCCCAGGTATAGCCGTTATAGCCTTCCCAGACGAGCGTTTCTGGATTCAATCGCATCTGAGTGCTCTTGACGTTGGTAGAGTCAGCCTGAGTAATAGCGTCGAACTCCGCGCCGATCTCTACGCCTCGGATGAGCTTGAGCGGGTTGCCAACGAGCAGAACATCTTTCGATGCAAAGTCAGTGATCTTGGTGTATGTCGTCATAGCCGACCTTCCTTGCTATAAATGTCTATCTTCTGGACCGCTACGTTGAACCCGTTGACCACGGTCTCAAGCCCAACCTGAACTAGGCGCCCGGCGCTGGTGCAGTTCACCTTCAGCTCATTCATGCGGGCGTAGGGGCCATACTCCCCAACCATATACTCCGAGATGTTGTACTTGGAGTTGGACGATACAGCGCCGATTGTGGAGCTGGCTGAAGCGTAAGTATCAGCAAAGTCGTAGGCCCACTTGAATATGATCGTCTGACCGCCATTGGTCAGGACATACGCCCGAAGGCTCTTGAGGATGGTCAGCGCTGATTCGGCGCCAAAGTCGATCCATGTTGAAAAGTAGCGCATGCGGTAGGTAGCGCCATCATCTGTATAGCCTGAGTATTCGCCAATGTAGCCGGCCTTACCGATGAAGAGACGACGGTCGCGAGTCTCCAAGTACGCCCTGGCAACGTAGCCATTCCATGTTGTCACCCGAAGAGCGCCTGACTGTAGAACGCCCTTGGTATCAAAGCAATAAGTTTTGCTGTTATTGGCAAAGGTCAAAAGGTAGAACGCATTTGTGATGCTGAACACCGAGCGAACCGTGCCGCCAGCGTCAATATAATCTTGAATCTCTGAGCGGATATTGGCGCTCGCCTGCACCATAGGAACAGACTTCTCCTGAATTACCCGGCGAAGCGATACGATACCGGCGTCTGTCATAAACAGCACATCATCGCCAGTAGATTGAATCGAGTCGCGGGTCACGCAGCCAACACCTACCACCGTGTCGCTCAGACGCATGGTTGTTGGATCTTCAGCCCCAGCGTAGATCAGGATCTGGCGTCGTCCGAAGATAAAGAGGAAGTTGTTATGGGCCGCAAACCCCATGACTTCGTCTGTGCCGCCCGGCCAGACTTGGCGCAAATCCAACGTACCAGAAGTGCCGCCCGTCCACACATGAGGCGCCATAACGTCTGACCATGCGACCGTGCTCTTGTCGGTGGCGGTGCTCGCACACCAGACTCGGCCATACGCATTGATGGCGGTGTGGCATGAACTGATCGTTCCAGCAGCGCCTGAGCGCTCGCTCAGTCGGCGGTATTCGGTAGTCGAGACCGCAGGGTCATAGATCAGGGGGTCGTGGCCTGTCTGCCAGAAGATCGCGACGCTATTGAGGCTGACAATCTGCCAGTTGTTAGCGGTAATTGTTGGCGCTATGCCCCCACCACCATAGGTCAACGTGGTAAGTGTCGTGCCGGTGAGTTTATAGAGGCGCAGGCTACCGGCTGCTAAGATCGTTGAGTCTCCGGCGTTATCGACCAACTCGCCGAGGGCTTCAACCGCGCCAGTTAGCAATTCGCCATTTAAGACGTTGGCGACTGTCCAACCCTTACGAGCAGCGACACGACCGTACTTGTCGATGACACAGTTATCTGCCACCAACGCGAAGCCAGGGACTGAGCTGATAGGGCTGTCAGTTAGATTGACCCCATAGAATCCCGGTGTTCCTAGCGAAAATGGCGTAATCTGTTTCAAGCAGCGCTCCAGCAGTCGTTCTCAACGAACCGGGACGATTCTATTGCAATCTGATCCCCAAGGATACCCTTATACAGCCCGTAGGCCTCGCTGGAGGACAGCCCGCCATCCTCGCCTCGCTCGACCAACGCACGAGCGTAGGCGCCCGCTACGACAGCGTCTGAAGGTACTAGCAGTACATCCAGATCGTTGACAAGCGTGGCCTGAGGAACGTACAGGTTGAAGACCAATTGGTCCTCGGCATTCGGTGTTGGGAATACCTCGATCTTGCTATCGCGTGTTGCTGAGACTCCGGCCCAGGCGTAATAGACAACTGCGCCAGCCTGAACCGTAGAGAGTTGCTGCTGATCCTTGATCCATTGAATCGGTACGTTCTGAACGCGGTTCTTGTTGGTGATATTGTTAACATCCGAGCCTTTGTGGCGGATGCCCGAGCCAATCAGCGTGTAGGTGCTTGTGCCGGGGATCATCGTTACCGACAACTCAGTGGATAGGGCATCCCAGTTGAAGGCGTCCTCGACTTGGCGCTTGGCGTCGTTGACCAACGCCCCAATCATCTCAGAGTAGGTCGTGGAGGTCACTGAGCCGACGCTTGACTCGCGCAAGCGCAAGAGCACGGCGTTGACGATTTGAAGATAGGTCATTGTTGTACTCCGAGTGCGACGCCCGGCGCAGCAACGCCTGCGGTAGTTTGAGCCTTCATCAAGAACCGAATAGCGTTCTTTTCGCGAGTTGTTGCCTTCTCCATTATCTGTGCAGTGAGCACAGGATCTTGAAGAACTGTTGCTAGTTCTTTAAATGTTCGGGCTTGCCCGCCACCATAGAACCTGCGCAGCGCGGTATTTGCCAAAATTACGCCCTGATTCAAGAAATGCGGTAAGTTGATCGTTCCTTGAACTGCTTTTTGGACTGCTGTACTTTGCTTGCCTGCAGCAGCTAAGTCTTTGAATTGCTGGTCAATGTGTAGCTCTTGGATGACGTTGTCTAACTTAGCCTGATTAGTAGGCGTCAGGATCTGGCTTAGCTCAGAAGCTGTCGACCCCTCTGCGGCTTTCAACAGAGGTGTTTCTCGCTTGACAGCATTAGCCAACGCAGCAGATTTCTCTTTCTCGCCGAGACTTGAGCCTAGAATTTCCTGCGCTTTTTGCCCAACTTGCATTTGATTGATGTCGGATGACGCAGCCTGAAATCCTTGCCTAGCAGCAGTGTACTCAGGAGGCATGGCAGCTAAAAGTGAATTCTTCACCCCCGCAACGCTGCTATCTGAGTACTTGGATAGCGCAGTTTCAACCGTAGGGCTCTTAAATCGATTGTCAATAGCAATCTTCATTAAATGCAGCCCCTCAAGGGATCGTGTTGGGTCTTTGATGATATCTGCTATTACTTCAGGCGACATTTTTGCATATGCGTCAGGCAGTCCAACTCTAGCTTCTGCTAGGCGTTTAGCTTCAGATTTAGCTGCGTTGAAAATAGTGTTGGTAGATAATTTTTGTATCGCTGGTGATTGAGGTATAGGCTGAACTGCGCCTGCGGAGATAGTAGGTATTCCAACCCCTGAACCCGGCCTGGTTACTATAGGCTTAGGAGGATTAACCGTAGCTTCTGCAGCTAAACGCTGGTGGCTAGCTATCGTATTAGCTCTAGCGTAGGCGGTATCCGCAGCCGCTTTTCGTGCCGCAATAGCTGCGTCAAGTTGAGCCGGTGTTCCTGCGAATGAGCCGAGCGTTGCTTGCCTACCTGCCTGGGCTACGGTCCTAGACGCTAATCCTGGGTCCGGATTTATCTTGTCTATGATGTCTGCTACAGAGGAAAACCCTGGCGATTGAGCTGGGACCGCCGCTTGTCCTGCATTCTGCGGCGATATTACTGGCTGTGAAGTGCGCAAGGCCCGAATCACTGCGGGAGATTTATCCCCCGCTACATTATTTAGAATCCGGCCACCAGCAATCTGACGCGCCTCTTGGGAGAAGTACGGCGAAATAGCACCTTTTAGGTACTGCCCACCACCTACTAAACCCCCTACACCTAAGGGTATGGCCGCAGAAAATAACCCCGTCTTAGCTGCGTTTTCCGCTACTGATTCGTTTGACGTAGTTGGCTGCAACGCGCCTTCAACTACGCCGCCTATACCCGATAACCCTGCTACCGTGGCTGCTCCGCTAGTACCCCCCGTAGCTAATTTACCGGCTACAGCAGGAATTACCGACCCGCCGCCCATAGTCAGAGCGCTTGGCGCCATATTCATTAGGAACTGCCCTGCCGGTCCAGCAGAACCCTGTAAGCCTTCTACCGCTGCGCGGTAGTCCTGGACTTCTGCGTCTGTAGGTGGGCGCCCCAGCAGTTTCTGTAGCCCTAATCGCCAACCTTCAACAGTTGCGCCCATGCCAGTTAGAAGATTCTGAAAAAGACTCTGATCTTCTGTGACTGCACGATATTGAGCTTTACTGCTAGGTTTGTCTGGCGCCAAACTGGCGCCTTTAGTTGGCGCGTCTAAGAACGCGCTAACCTTATCGGGCCCATCAAGAAATGCGTCGATTGAAGTAGCCATTAGAACAGCCCTCTCGCTTGCATATCCGTCAAAATTCTTGTGGCCTGCTCGCGTGTTAGCTTGCCGGCTTTGTACATCGCTTTGATCTTGTTGGGATTCGTTGCGCCGCTTTGCGTTGCAGTATCAAACGATAACGAAGACTGAGGCGAGGAGGGTTGTTCTGGCGCCGCGCTCGGCGCAGTAGGCGGCGTATAGCTTAGGTTGGCTTTGCGCTGCAATTTTGCTAGCCCATCTTTAAGCGCCTGGCGATAGTCTTCTGCAGCCGCTCGGAATTCCGCTTCACTGGTAGCAGCATCCATCCGCATCATTGCTTGAGTGGCTTTTTTACCCTCAACTTCAGTAATCTGGCCCCCACCTTTAAGCATGGTGAATGCTTGCAGGAACGCCCCACCTTCTAGTTGCGCTAGACGAGCCGCAAACCCTGCCTCTTTTGATCCTGCCAGAAGTTTGGCTTTTGGAAGCCCCATACCAACCGCTGATGAGAACCCTGGATGCGCCAGCAGTTCATCAATATGGCGATTTACAGTCTTCATCGTAAACTCAGCATCTACTACCGCACCCTGGGCTGCGCCAGCGATATCCCCGACAGCTTTGCCGCCTGCAGTAGCTTGAGCGACCGCGCTTGCAGTTGCGGAGTCATATTGCGCGAACTGGAGCCCCGTGGCTTCCTCGGGGGTGAGCTCAGCCCCATTAGGCCAACTTAGCTTCTTGGATACAGGGTCAAACACGACCATGCCTTTGTTAGTTGACTTTAGCTGCCCCGATTGCGTTCCTTGCCGACCTGAGTTCGTCATCTTAGCATTAAGCGCGGCTATCCGGGCCTTAGCCGTATTAATCTGCTCGGGCGTAGCCGTAGGATCATTGATGATCGCCATCATGCGCTCATACTCTTGCCCCGCAAGGGCTTTATCCGCAAGCGCTGCCTTATAGCTCGCATCGGTAATATCGTTCTCCATTACCCGAGCTTTTTCGAGCAGACCCATAGCCGCTTGCATATTTCCGGTCGACTGAAATCTTTGGGCGGCTTCACGTAGCCCTTTTGGGGTGCTTAGGTCAATGCCTTGAGCCATGCTCTGATTTTGCTGCGCCTGTTGCATCGCTGGGTCTTGCAAGCCAAGCATCCCCGCACCTGCCTGGGCGAGCCCCGCGCCGCCTTGATACATGCCCATCACACCGCGTTGTGTGGCGTTCATGCCTGCAAAGTTGCTGGCTGACGAGTTGATGTCCTGCTGGCGCTGTTGTTGGACCTGCATGGGCGTTAACCCAAACATTCCGGCTACGATGTTATCTGCCATATCAGGCTCCCCAGGTTATTGGCTTCCCGGTATACGGGTCATAGGCGTATTGTGTTGGCTTTTGCGGCGTGTTGTAGTTTTGAAGCGCTGTGCCCGCACCTTGCAGCATGTTGCCCCAAGGGCTGCCCGCCTGCTGGGCCTGAGTACCGACTGTATTGGCCGCAGTGGCAATACCAGAAGCAAGCAGCCCGCCAGACGCAGCATTAGCTGCTGTGACTGTACTACCCGTGTTCATGCCCTGCGTCAGCGCGTTCTGCCCAAGACCTTCAATCGTAGTTGCGCCGCCTAAAGCAGTTGAATAGGGTGTGTACGCGTTGTTCTGCGTGTTGTACATGCTGGTCCGCATGTCGCCGCCCGATCCAACCAGTCCGGAGCCAAACTTGGCGTAGTCCATGCCGCCTTGTGTTGCATTGGCTGCGAGTTGCAAGTTCTGCTGGTTCAAGGCGTTGTAGTAGGCTTGCTGCTCAGGGTTAGCTGCTTGCATTCCGCCTCCGCCACCAGTCATTAGGCCTGCGCGTCCCGTCTGCTGTAGAGTATTCTGCAACTGAGCATAGTCTGTGGCGCGGCTTCCGGCCAATAGCGCCTGCTGATCCGCCATGTACTTAGCCGCTTGCTGTTCTGGCGTGGTTTTCAGGTAGTTGTTGCCCAACGTCATCATGGTGCTAGCTGCCTGTCCCATTGGAGCAGTGGCCGCTTGTGCGCCTTGATACTGGGTCAGCATGTTGTTGGATACGCCCATCAACTTGTCTTGCTGTGCCTTCATCTCGGGCGATAGCGTGTAGCCAGCGCTTGCTAAGTTTCCGGTCAGTGGGTCATACCCAAACTGAGAAGTTCCAAACCTGGTACTCACGCCTACTGGTTTGAATTTGGCGGCATCTGCTGCGATCTGAGCCGCTCGTATCTGGGCAGAAGCCTGCGTGGCTGCAGCGTCCGATGCTGCTTGTTGATTGAGATACCCGCCGAGTAGGCTGGAGCCGGTACTTGCAAGCTGGGTAAGCGCGCCGGTGCTAAGACCCGTAGCGGAGGAAATCCACGCCAGCAGGCCGGGGCTTGACGCCGCTTGAGCAAGAGATCCTGCTCCCGCGTTTTGGGCTGCAATCTCTGCAGCTCGGAAGGCTTGCTGTGCGGTGTTGGCGTCAGAAAACATCCCC